GGGGCGTCATCTTGTAGACGCTGCTCGGCCCCTGCCATAGTGGCGATCTGCCCCGCACGGCCTAGCCCTTTACGCAAAGCCCCTTTAAGGCCCTGAGCCGCTAGCAGATTGGCAAAGAAGTCCGGTTTGCCTGCGTTACGCGCAAGCCAGTTCCCTATGAACGGCGAGTTTAATGCGCGCCCAAAGGTCACACCGCCTGCCAATGCACCCAAAGCGGGGAGAAATGCACCGGGGGCACCGACCCCACCGGCAGTGCCAAGATAACTTGTTGAAATTTGGCGCCCCGCCGTCCCTGAATCTGGGATGGGGTCCTTTAGCAGGTTTTGACCCACCTTGGCCAAATCACGTAATTCCTGCGTCGCCTTCGGGCCGCGAGCGTTGACGGCGCTCCATAGCGCCGCCGGTGCGATATCGGCCTTTGCGCCTGGCTGGCGGGTGAGCAGCTTCTCCAGTGTTTTGAAGTTGTTATATTTCTGGTTCGTTTGTTGCAGTAACGCCATATCAGAAGGGGTGATGGAGTTTTCCGCATCGCCGATCAGCTCCTTACGCAGCCGCCCTACATAGTTGCCGACCGATGTTCCAGGCTGCACCTGGGCCAGAGTACGCGCCAGACGCTGGTAGTTCCTGCCGCTGATCGTACCCTCCTGTCCTGCCTGCGCAATGTCATCCAGAATGCGCCCGAACTGGTTTTCAACCACCTTGCCGCCATCGGTGCCAAGATCGCGATAGGCGTTCTGCACAATATGATGCATTCGTGTGGCTGTTTCAGGGGAGATCGTGACATCGTTACGGTTCCAGATCGTATCGTAGGCCTCGCCTAATGCCTGCTTCTGCTTGGCGATCCAGCTGTCATCCAGCCGATCCGTTGCATCGCCTACGTGGCGTGTGAGTGCGCGATTCCAGGCGTTCTGCTGGTTACGCGCGGCGACATCGGCTCCGCTGAACGGGAGGTACTTTGCCATGCTGGCCATCGTGCGCGCCGGTGTGGATTGGGCTACCTGAGACACATGCAGTGGGATGCCTTCACGTTGGGCGATGGCAATATCCGCTTGCAGGAGCGGATCGCCATGACGTGCTAAACCACTCGTAACACCTCTGGCAGCGCCGAGTGCCCCCCGCGCTGCAACCCCGCCCAGCGCGCCATAGCCTGCATTGGCCAGCCTGTTTTCACCTGTGCGGGTTTCTCCCAATGCGCCATAGCCCGCCCCTTCCGCCGCCGCAACACCGGCTTTGGTGGCAAACCGTGCCAACGTGCCCGCTTGCCCCAACCGCCCAAGTACGGCAGCCTCGGGGCCACCCATGACGGCTGTCGCTGCATATGGCAGCACACGGCCTATAAAGCCAGAGACACCGTTAACCCCTTCCTGCATTGGCGCATCGGCATCGATACGCTGTTGTAGGGCGCGCCCTTTGGCGGAGTCTTTATCGGTAATCAGCTGCTGGAGGCCGCGCCCGATGCGGTTCATTTCCGCCCCAGCGGCGATGAAGGGGCGTTGATACCAGGGCGAATCGTTATACACCTGACGCGCAATCGCTGCCTGATCGACGGGGGGTGCGGGGGCGGGTGCCTTTTTCTTGGGCGTAGCGACTTCGTCTGCGTAATCATTCCACGGCCCGTCGGGCGCGGCGGTTTCGCCTGCAAAATCATTCCAGGGTCCGTTAGGGTCATCGGGCGTCTGATTTTTCTTGCCAGGAGTGCTCATTCCGCTTTCTCCCAGCTATCAGGTTTATTACGGGGGCCTCCCAGGTAACGGTAACCGCGTAGCACATCTCCAATTTTGAGTGCAGGCGTTTTTGCAGACGTTCCCGTGCTTGCGGGCATCCCTATTTGCGGAGGGGCCATGGAGGCGGCTTTGTCCGCCATCTTCTTAATAGTGCGCAGGCTTGCGTTAAGCTCGTCATGGGAAATCCCAGGTTTCAGCGTAGCAATCGAGCTTTTGAGCAATTCCAGTTCTTTTTCACTCAACGCCCCGAAGCCGGAGGCACCCTGAGGAGATAGCGCCTTTAAGCGATCCATCGTGGTTAACGCCACCTGTCCGGCGATGTTATCCAGTTGCGCTTGCGCGTCAGTGGCGCGCGTATATGGGAGTTTTGACAGGCCCCCACCTATGAGCGTACCCAGTTGCTCGTAGCCTTTTGACGTCTGCAACTTGTCGATTGCATCGCTCAGGCTTTGCGCGCTCCCAACAGCTTCGTTGTAGCGGGCCATTGCCGCTTGGTGCACCTGATTGTTCCTCATATCCAGCGCGGCTTGCTTCGTGGCGGCAACATCCCTGCGATTTTCACTGTCAAGCGCCAGGCGTTCTCGGCTCAGCCCTAGTTGCGCCTGCTGGTACGGCGTGATCATCTGGGAAGTGTCGGGCTTGGGTTCGATCCCTGGAACCGGAGTGAATACCGGCGTGCCATCGGGAGCCATTTTTACAAAGCCTGCCCGTGCCGCGTCGTATTGCGGTTTTTCCTGTAAGGGCGCTTCGGCCACCAGCGCGTTATTACTGTCATACCGACGCGCCCCCGGAGCGAGCGTGTACGGCTGCGCGCTTGGACCTCTTTGCAGCATGGCCAGATGCGCTTTGGCGGTTTGATCCAGCGAGACAGGGTCGTATTGGTCTGGCAGTTGAAGGCCGACGGCCCGGGACTGGGGGGCGATAAAGGTGTCGTAAAAGTGTTGCCGCTGCTCGGGGGGCGCGTTGGCCGTGGACAGCCACGCACTGGCCAACCCTGCGGCGGCTTTCTGTTGCCGGTCCTGCGTGGCTTGTGCGTCCTGCTGCAACTGCTGCTGCACTTTATAGCCAGCCATCGGATCAACGCCATTTAAGGCGCGCATGTAGTCATCGCGCTGGGCGCTATCGGGGGCGGTTAGGGTTTGACCGGCAAGGCGGTTAATGGCACGCAATCGGCCTGTATCACCGCCTTTTTTGATGTACTCGTAAATCTCTAATGGGTTCGCCACGGCTTAACCTCCCGCGTACCATTGGTGCTGTCTGTAGGGGTCACTGATATAGGGGTTGCGTGCGTAGGGATCAGCCGTAGAGGCGTTCCCAAAAGACGCCCCGTTGTTGGTGTGGCGTTGCCGTCCCTCGTACCAGTCATTCAAGGTGTTCCCCACACTGGCAAGCATGTTCGTGGTGTTGTCGGCAACCCTATTAGTGGCCCAGCCTCGCGCCTGAGCCGCATTGTTGAGCTGGTTGCCCATGTTGGCAGCGTAGTTCTGCCCAAAACTGGCTAGATGACTAGAGGCGGCTTGTCCTGCGTTAGACATCCCTGCTAATCGGTTCCAGTAGTTGTTAAGGTTCTGCATCGCCAAGCCCTGGGCGTAGTTCACAAGGTCCGCCTGATGCCCGCCGGAGTACAGCGAACCACGTGCGGCGGCGCTGCGGTCCACGCCCTGCAACCCCTGCTGCAACGCGTACGCGTAATCAGGGGAGTTCTGGAAGCCGGAATAGTCGCCATGTAGTACGGCCTGCTGTCCTGCCAGCGCATTTTGCCCCGCCGTCAGCCAAGGCATCTGGTCCTGCCGTGTCTGGTTGTATTGGCGTTGCTGTTCGGCGATCGCCGCCTGGCTGGCCTGTGTTTGTGCATCCGCCGCCCGATGGGCGGAACGGTTGGAGATAATACTACCGAGGATAGAACCCGCCGCAGGAATAAGAGAAGCCCAAGGCATTACGATTGCTCCAGAAAGAAGGATGAGGGGTTAGGCAGGCCCTGTTGAGGCTTGCAGCGACATCGCCAGCAGATGAGCGACCACAGGATCAGTGATACGGATGTCGAACACCCACTGCCGCCCTTGCCCGAGGCGGTAACGTCTGAGGCGCTTCTGAAACGCGCCCACGTCGCCAAGATCGCGTGCTACCCAGGCCGACCAGTTGTAGCCGCCGTCTTTGCTGTAGCGGAGCATCACTTTTCGGCTCATGTTGGGCAGTCCAGGTGGAATTGCCACGCCGTCCCCGCCAGCGGTGAGTACACCCAAACCTCGGCAATCGTATCGGCGGTGGTTTTTTGGAACGTGGCTGTTTCGTAGTTTTTGTTGGCGAACTGGCCTTCTGGGGTGGTTTCGCCCCCCGGCCTCAGGGTAATGGTCTCTGGGGGTAACCCCCTGTTTTTAAGGTCTGCATCCAGTTGCGCCTGATATCTGGCGTCGCCGTGGTAGCCCGTATCAATGACCTTCTGCCCGCCGATCCACACCTGGAACTTGTCAGGGTTGGAGGCGGTGGCGTAGGCGAGCGTCACAAGCCCCGTTTGGCTTCCAAGCTGCACATGCACGATGTTCGGGAACGCTTGCCCTCCGCTATAGCTGGTGGAGGTACCGCAAATCACCTCGGCGGTCGTGATTGTCATCGTGTCGCTCACGCAGGCCCACAGTCCGTTCGCGTCGGTCACGCGAATCGTAAAGGGGTAAGCGCGCTTGGCTCCGGCAACCAGCCCCGCCACCTCCACGGTGCCTGACAACACGCCTTTAGTATCAAGGCTCAACCCTTCGGGGAGCGCACCGCTCACTACACGTACTGCCACAATGGGCGTTGCACCAGGTTTCATGGTGTAGGCGTAGCGGTACGCCTGTTTGTTCACCGCATCTGGTGCGTTGCCGCTGAGCGTAGGCCCTGCCGGTTGTGGGGGGGTGAGATCGCCCGGCCCTTTGTAGCCGCCAAGGGCATCTGTGCCGAACACAAGCTCCACGGCATCTACGGTCATGCGGTTCTGATGGTCGTGCAGAACGCCATTCACACGGCGGCGCTCAATCACTTGGCCGTGTTCCCACGGCATCCCCCAGTCCAGGGTATACAACTTGCCGTTTGCAAAATCGCCAGCCACCCAGTGGGCGGCCCACCGTACACAGGCGTTCATCCTCCAACGGCTGACCCCGAAGGACTCGCGGCGATGCCATTCCCGGGTTGTTATATCAAACCCCCAGGTCATCCCATCGGGGAAGGTCAGGTAGTACACCTGATGCCCACGGTCATCAAAGGTGAACGCAAATGCTTCCTCATGGTTGCACGCGGTGATGGCCTGCTCCAGCGGCGGTGTGCTGATTCGAACCGGTTGATAGCCGTCTAGCCGATACACACGGCCATCATGTCCCAGCCAGAAAACCGTATTGCCCATCTGTTGGATGGTGTGCTGGGAGGCGCAGCCTGTTTGCATTTCAGTGCCTGCATGGCGTTGAAAAGTACCTTCCGATGCGCCGCTGTTGTAGAAGAACTCCCCGGAGCGTTTGCCCAGCACGAAAACAGTGCGATGGATCACGATCAATCCGACAATGCGGTCCGGCTGGCTTTCGGCTTCGTAGCGGTCCAGGGCACTGTAGCTGGTGGCGTCGGCCAGGGCGGAATGAAACCAGTACCTGCCCGAAGGCTCAACACCCACAATGTAGCTGTCCACGTAATCGCACGCTTTAAGCCCTGGGAACCCTTCACCGGTGATCTGTTCGGCGAGTAATTCTGTATCTGTATAGGTGTTGTAGACGTAGCCGGAGGTTCCGTTACCGATCACTAACTGGTTCCCTCCGGCAATCTGGTTGTGCGCCATGCAGACACGCTCAACGCCTGGGATGGTCCCGCGAGGGATGGCCACCCCCGCTGTGGTGATCTGCCATAGCTTCGTACCGATCACTGCAAACAGCTTGTCTTCCACATCATGCAATCCGCGCACCGGAGCAGGGTTAGCGGCTTCAGGGACACAGAACACCGCCGCCCCAGGAGCGCAGCGCAACATGGAGGATGAACGCCCTCCGCCACGTTCGGCGGCTTCTGGAATCCAGTTCACCGTATCCTGCACTGTCCAGGCGCGTGTTTCGTCGCTATAAGCGCCTCCGGTCACTGGGGCTTCACGCCATCGGGCGCTCATCCGTCGTACCCGTCACTACCATAACGCCGTTGGCTTTCGGCAGCAGGCAGGGCGTATTGCATGCGAACGCCGCTGGCATGCACCGTATCGCTGAGCAGCATCGCCCTGCCCCGTTCGGCCGCGTTGAGCACGTCTTGTTCCAGCACAACACCGTAACCGGCACGCAAGCGCACCGCCAGGTTATAGCCAATGGCTTCCTCCGCTTCGGCGGGCGCTGGCAGGAGGTCGTCGGGGCTAGCGACCTCTGACCAACCTAGCGCAATCCCGTTCGCCTCCCAACGGCGCATCATCAGGTTGAGCGTACGAATCGCACGGGTTGCATCTTCAGCTTCTACCGCTTCGTTGGCATCCAGTACGCGCAAATGCCCGAACGCATCGCGGATGATCTCTGCCACCGTGGTCATAGGCGTTCCTGTAAAGGGGATTACTGCGTCACGCGGCACGCATGGTCGGGACGGACAGGGGCAGGCGTACCAAACAACACATCTACGCGGGTATGTTCCATATCGTTTTTACCATCGCCAAAGGTCATCACACGCACGCTGATGTTTTTTATGCTTGCCGTATAACCTTCGCACGAGGCCAACACCGGAAGGGGGGCGAACGCGGTGGCGAATGCATCACGGTGGAAGACAAGGTTTTGAACGGCTGGCACCAATGGTTTGCCAAAAACGGTAATGGCTGCGCGATCTCTTGGGGCTTTGTCTACGGTACCAATCCCTTCTGAGGTTGTAGGGATGATCGCTGGGTAAATGGAAAGTGTGCTACCACCTGCGACGTAGCCATCGGTAACTAGAAACTGTCGCAACCTGCCAGTGGTCGCGCCGGTGATGGGATGCACCTCAAAGACATCAGCGAAGGTGATGATGGACCCCTTCATAATATCGCCTTTTCCGGCTTTGCCATCAATTGAAATAGACGAGCCAATCTGACCTACGCCGCTGACCACATAGCCCGCCCCTAACCCGTTGGTATGCGTGGGCAGTGATAACTGTTTGTAAAACTCTAACCCCGCAAAGAGGCCGACGGCGTTTTTACTAAATTCACCGCGCAGTTCATCGGAGGTATGGAACAGCGCCGCATTCGCCTCGGCCAGGGCGTCATTGGCCTCGGTGGAGAAGTGCGCGCAGCGGTCCTCTTCAGGGGCCAGATGGCGATCCAGGGTCGAGGCCGCCGAACGCCATGGGGTGCGCGTACTGGGGACCGTGCCCCACGTGCCCACCACGTTTGGCGTTTGCTGGTACATGGACGCTAGCAGGATTGCATTCACTTTGCTGGACAGTGAAGTCATTGCCGGACGTAAAAAGCGCTTGCTGAAGTCCGTCAGGTCCAGCTTCTTTTCTTTCGCCGTAAAAGTCAGGGGGACATGGTGCTGCTGATCCAGTTGCAAGTTAACGTAACTCTCGCTGATGGGCGGTGCCGATAACGGAGCGGATATCGCGCCAGAGGCGGCAAAAACGGAGCCGCTGTAAGTCACCGGAACCGGTGGGATCATGATTTTTACGGTATCTCCTTTTTTGTAGCCGTTGATCTCCTCCCCAAATTCCTTGGAGCGTTCGGTGTTGATGTTAGTAACAACGTTGTTCTGCTCAACAAGCATCTTTGCCGCTTCACGGGCGATCATCTGATGGGTGAGTGCCTGAGTGCCCATAGGTGTACTCCTGAAATAAAAAGGGTGGGTGTGGTGTGTCGTTTAGCGCTTGCGCCGCTTGTCGACATCGCGGCGGTACCAGTCGTCATCGGTCAGCTTCTCAGACGGAATCTCCGCTGGGGAGCGGCCTGATACCGACGGGGGTGGGGGTGGGGCGTTGCTGATCGGTTTGCCTGGTGAGGGGCCTGAAGTGAGGGGGTTGTGTGTCTGAGGGGTAGCCATGCGCGCTGCCAGCCGTTCCACAGCGGCGGGCAGTAAGTCTTCCCGCACCGAAGCCAGGGACCATAACGCATCGTCCTGAGTGGCCAGGTGGTAGGCGATCTCTGGGCCTTTCTCGTGCTGGATCACAGCGGCCTGCACGGCAGGACTCAGCAGGGAAAGGTCCATTGACCCCACCGTTTCGTAAAAATCAGGGTGCGCATTCATAAACTCTGCGGCACGTGCTTCATAACGCGCCTGGGCACTGTGCTGCTGGCGGACGGTTTCGGCCTGCTGCTGTTCCTGCTGCCACTGCTGGAACAGATGGCTAAAACGCGCGTCCGCCCATTCATTCCAGTTATAGGCATAGTCTTCAAGCCCAGGTGCGCCTTCCTGCCCTGCCTGCGGCGTGTGGCTGGAACGCGTAGGGACGGGTTGCTGCTGCCGCTCCAATGCCTCAAGCCGACGGCGTAGCTCGTTGTTTTCACCGTTGATCCGCTGAATGTATTCGCGGGTGCGGTTGCCTTGTTTCTTTTTCTCTTCGGCCTGCTTGTCCGCCTCGCCGGTGGCGCTGGGCGGTTCGCTGCTGGGTTCCGGCGTCGGTTGTTGCTGCTGTTCTTGCAGCGCCGCTTGCGCGTCGTTTGTGGGCGGTGTTACCGCCTCAAAACTCACCGTAGCGGTGTTGGTATCGTCGCTCATCTCATCCTCTCGGGGTCGGCCTGACCGGGCCAATGCGGACGCGGCTGTGGGCAGCCGGTATCAAGCCGTGAGGCGCAGGGCCTTCAGGCATAAAAAAACCGCCTTGCGGCGGTGTGTTGTTGGAGGCGTTAGGAAGCCACCCAGGATCGACGGCAGGCGCGCTTAAGGCATGCGCAGCCGCCAATGTCTCAAGATGCTGTTGTGCGGCGTCGGCCCGTTGATGTTGCGCCCGTGCATCGGACAATTCCGCATCCGCCGATAGTTTCTGCACGCGGGCTAGCTGTACGGGGTCCGGAGCGGGCGGTTCTGGAGGCGGCTCGCCGTCTTTGGGAGGGAGCAAGCCTTGGGCGACAAGTAGCTTATGGAAAGCGGCGAACACTTCGTCCCCGCCGACAAGGTCCATATTCCGCATTCCGGCGTAGGCGGCTACAGTGGCGATTTGTGGCGCGACACCGCCCATCTGGGCCGCCAATTGCATCATGGCATCAGCAGCTTCCATGCGTTGCGTGGCGTAGCTTGGACCCACCGTGACCACTACATCATATTTCCCCTGACGGATATCATTCAGGGTGACCGTGTGGCCGGTCGTCGGGTCGGTCACCTGTTGGTACAACTGTTTCCACTTCTCGCCGCCATCCTCGCCAAGGACACGCACCGCACGCGGCGTATCGTAGACACGAGGAATCATGTCTACGAGAATTTCATAGGTGTAACGCACCGCGTAAGCCAGATTATCAATGTAGTTAAACGTGGCCACCGCGCCCTGCATTTTGCGGCTGTTGATCGCAATCCCGCTAGTTTCATTACTGCGTGCGCCTAAGCTCGCGTCGTAGATCCCCGTGGCGGCTTTCACATCGTCGTTATCCATGCCCGCCAGTTGAATTAAAGCGGCGGGGACCTGGGCCTGCTCGACACGCACAGGGATACGCCCGTTATCAACGATATTCGCCAACAGATAGGGGAAGTCTTCAGAATGTGAGTCATTCCACATCTGCACATGACCCTCTATCATTTTGGGATCAACGATGAAAGGCGCTTTAGGGGATTTGGCGACCGCTTCAACAAGCGCTGTTCGATGTACGTTATGTAGGCGCTGCTGGTCCTTACCAAAACGCACCATGCCCGACCAGTAATCACTGCCATCAATATTCTCGATATTCCCCCATACCGGAACGATGGGGATAAATTGGCAAGGGAATTCGTAAGGTTCCGTCAGCCAGGTGTGCCCATTGGTCAGCCGCATCAGCACGCGGTGACCCTCAATGGTGCGTGTACGTACGATCTGCACACCCGCTGACTCTAAAAACGTTTTCGCCTCCTCCACACCCAACCCAGCCTGCGCGGCAATCTCGTCGGCAAACACCACGCGGCCATCCGACAAGGCCAGCAATTCCCGTTTTCTGGGGTCTTTCCACCAGTATTCGGCAATGCGCACCTGCCCAGCATCACGCCACGCACCGCACTGTGTATCTGCGTCGAAGTCGGACACATCGGCGTCCGGAAAGCGGCGCTCAAAATCGGTTCTCGGGATCAACTCCTCGACAAACGCAAAGTTTGCATCACGCCGATCAATCTCAACGGCGGCAGGGTCAAATTTTACCGCAAACGGATTGCGTACCGCCTTGATGCGAATATCCTGCTCAAAATCATCCTCATTGAGATAATCTGTCATCACGCGCAGTACACCAAAACCACCCTTGACCGCTTTCTCGTACGCAATGTCATAGGCGTGATCGGCATTGGATACGCTTTCAATATTGCGGCAAATCCCCTGCATGATTTCAGCCAGCCCACGGTCCGATTCTTCCACGCCTCGCACCTTGCAAGAGGGGCGTTGCTGGCGCATCTCGTTTATCACCTGCTGGGTATGCATGCGCAGCTTGGGAAATTCGTACGTCTGTCGGTGTCTGCGGCGTTTCTTCAGTGACTCATCCCACTGGTTCCCAGGGACTGTGACAAACTTAATATCATCACGCGCCTGGTCGTAAAGATCGCGGCAGCAATCACTGGCGAGCTGGTAGCGCGAGCGCATCTGGGCCAGTTCATCCGTGGCTTTTTTCTGTGCGCGGGGCATCTTCAATAATCCACCGAGTAATCGTAAACATTAAATGTGGCTACGTGCGGTGGCTTGGCGTACCGCCGCATCATCATCGCGTACCGTGTCGCGCTGAGCAGGTCGTCATGGTGTTTGACGATCCGCCCGTCTTCACGGTGGTAGAGCCGGAATTCTTCAAACCATTCTGTCAGGTGGCTAAACACCTTCAAACGTCCGGTGTGCATCCGGTCGAGCATCTCCGTGACGCCTGCTTCAAGGCCATTGGTGCCGTCCGTGAAGGTCGCCCGTTGCCCCAGCATAGAAAGCCCCTGCTGCCGGTATTGTTCGGCCAATTGTTCACCGCTGCCCTTGTCGTGTTGCAACCCATCGTGCGGCCACGCCCACGGCAAACGTGCGCCCCAGGGCCTCAATGCCGCCGTGTGGATGACAGGGGTTGCTTCACGCTGACGGTATGCACACATCACGTAAAGCACATCGGCTTCACGATCCCATGCCATTTTGACCGCAGCGAACGGGTGGTCATATCCAAAGTCCATCCCGCCAATCAACGCCCATTCTTCAGGAATCGAGAACGGCGCGATGGCAATCGAGTCCTCCGCGATAGGAAACACGCGGCCACTGCCCAGTGAAGGAGTGCCCTTGGTGCGCGCCTCGCGCTCGTGGGCTGGGTAGCTGGCAATGATGCGCGCCCGATCCTCAGGGCTGTAATGTTCGGCGTCGTCAATGGTCATCTGCACCAGCCCCCTGTCCGGGGCTTCTTCCAGCAGAAACCGCCGTACCACGCTGGACATGCCCTTCAGCGGTGTGAACGTCATAAACACCGGGCCAAAGGTCCGATTGGTCCGGGTGATCCCCTCGAAATACACATCTTCGGGTGGCTCCTCATCAAACCACACCCAATCGACCGTATCGGCTTGCCATTTCTCGCGGCCCTGATCAAAGGACTTGAGCGAGATCGAACTGCGCTCCCCAGACACATGTCGCACGTACACCGTATCGACCAGTTCAGGCACGCCACGCGCCCAGGTCACGCCCTCAATACATTCTCCAGGAATCGCACCTGTCCCCATCTCCGTTTTAGGATCGCGTCCTAGCAAAATGCGCTGCACGCCACGGCGTGTTAGTTCTCCAGTTTCTGAACCGGCCAGGCCGTGATTGGACCTTTCAAAACGTTTACCCTCCCACCACTGCGGATAGCGGCCTGTGAGATGCATCGCCACCTCATGCCCAGCGCACAGTGTCTTTCCTGACTGGTTCGCCGCCGCCAACAACCGTTCACGCGTGCCTGCACCCATCGCATGAAAAGCGCGCTGCTTGGGGTAGGGGCTGTATTCGGCCAGACGGTTAGTGCGGCGTCGCCGCGCTTTCTCCTCTAACAACAAGGCTAATACCTGCTTGGGTGGCATATGCTGTAATGGCGGCATCCAATTCATCATCGCCCGCCTCTTTCAACTCCAGTTCACCACTGACGCGGGCCTCCGTGGGGATCATCCGCGCCGCTAGTTTGTAGAAATCTGTTTTGTTCTCCTGCGCCCAGGCGACTAAGGCAGGCACACCGCCGAGCTGGTCAAACGCTTCCAGAAAGGCTTGTTTAATCGCTGCCGTGTTCTTGTTCCTGCTGCCCATCGCGCGGCCCTTGGGGTTGCCAGACTGGCCTTTTGCCCACGCCATTACTGCACCCTCACCAAAATACGATGGACACGGCAAATGCCATCACTGAGCGTTGTACGTGCAAAGATCACACCTTCACCGCAACGCTGGCCGGTAACCCAGACATCGAAACGGCGCGCACCTACATCCCCCGCAACTGCATCGGCGGCACACTGGCGGCTGGTATCCAACGTCATTGAGGTAATAGAAACACTTTTCGGCATCGCACCCTCCATCTCTACTGTGCATTTCATCCGTTCGCCCTCCACCATGCGCAATACATGCGTGCGCACCGTGTCGTAAGCGCTTGCATAAAAAACCCCGTTGCGGCTCATCGCACACCGCAGCGCAATGCACGGTCGCGCAACGTGATCCGATTCAAATCCGTATGCAGCCCCGCAATCGCCTGCCTGTCGATCTCCCGTAACGCACGCAGCCGCGCAATCGCAGCGTCTTGCTCCGTGTTGATCGC